GCCCGCCGAAGCGCGCGCGTGGAGCGTAACAGACGAGTCAAGCGCTAGCGCTAGGGGTGGCCGGGTCGTTTCAAGTTTTTTCGTCATTTACGCCCCGTCCTTCCTGATCTCTACGTTTTTCACGGTCAGCCAGTCCTTGTCCATGTAAAAATCGCCGCGGATCATGTCATTCATTTCAGCCTCCGCGACCAGCTTCCCGTCCGCATTCTTGGCGGTCACCCAGGGCACCCCCCCGTCCTTGCGGACCTGAACGCGTGATTTCCATGAGACATCAGGGCACGGGTCGACCGCGACAATGCGAAGCCAGCCAGCGGGCGGGGCAGCAGGAGGATCATCGGTGTGGGCCGAGTGATCGGATCCCTCCCGCGGAGCGTGCCCCGCCGCTGCTGGTCTGGTTTCGAGATGGTCGACTACGAGCCTCTGAATGGCCCTGGAGTGCTCGAGGATTTCGATGATGGGGTCACTCATGAGCGAGCCCCCTCGTCCGCTAGGACACGCTCGAGGCGCTCGTCCGCGATCACCTCGGCCCGCGTGATCAGGTCATCGCGAAGCTGGGGCGGGTAGGAATCGATTCCTCGAATGAGAAGAGCGCGAACGACGTTCTGGAGGACCCCGCCGCCCTGCTCCTCCATGACTGCGCGCGCGAACGCTAGGAAAAACTCATCAACGCGCGCAGTCGTGTTCCCCCAGTCGTCGACCGCGATATCGCGGCCGTTCTTCATCGCAAGTTTATTCGGCATGTGTAAAGCTCCATCTTCTGGAGGCTTTACGGGTTCACCCATTATGGGACGTTCACCACCGTGGGAGCGTCTCAGGGAACCCGTTACAGCCTCTCGGAAATCCGTTTCCAAGCCGTCTGTTAACAGCGTCGGCAGCATATCTGTCGGGTAGCCGCCGCGTTTCTCTTGAAAATTGTGGGCAAGTTGTATCGCGCGCCTGTGCCCCCGCTTGCCCTTGCCAGCGGAAACCCCCATTTCGCGCGCGTCCCATTGTTCCCCAGGTCGCACGCACGCACGCCATACCTGATCAATCAGGACGGCAGCGTATTCGGTCAGTTCTGACATGAGCGGCTCCTATTCTCTGGAGGAACCATAGCACAACGCACCGAGTGCATTATCTAGCGCCAGTTTTTAGGCCTAATGAATGAGCCATCCGGACGAGTCCGAATCGAGCGGGCGACCTGAATAGGCCACATCAGCCGATACACGTTCCATCGGGATCGCCTGCCCTGACATCCGCATGATTTCCCTCGAGTCAACCGGCCTACAAGCCACGCCACCCCAGTGACATACGTAAAAAAATAGACAATGTCACCGATACCTATGCCCATCCGCGCGATTGCCAAATCATCAGCCAGTCCCTGGGCCGTTGGTTCCTTGCTCATGGTATTGCCGTCCATTGTGAGAAATCGCCGGGGATCTCGAACCCCTTGCATGAAAAATTGAGCTTTGTAAAGGTGCTTGAACTAAGCGGGGTCGTGGAGTTGTACCCCCACAAAGTGAATTTCAAGGATCCCGCCGACTTCTGAGCAATCATCCCAGCCGTAAAGGTCACCGAAACGTTCGAACCCTCGTCCCCATCTGGATTAAAAATAGACGAGTAACAGGAGCCCCAGCCGTTGTCCTTTAGAAGCTCCCAATGGGACATGGATTCAGACCGGACGGAAACCGTGCAGACAAACGCATCCGAATATGCGTTCAAATCAAGCACGGGCCCATATTGAGCAGGAGGCACATCAACCGATACCGTTCCGCCCGTGGTCAGATACCGAATGTTCTGGGGAGGACGCCCATAAGTGCACGTTTTAAGTGCGTCCACACACATAAACTTGCCCGCTTTGGCATAGCCACACAATCCAGACCAGCCATCGCAATCGTCGACTCCAGGCCCGAGGCCATCCCATTTCAATTCCTGATAGCTCGTCTGGGTCGTATAAAAATCAGCGCCCAAATCTGATGACAAGTCCGCCACGGTAAAGCCTACGCAAGGGGAACCCGTTGGAACCACCTGCGTCTGGGTCCCGGTCACGGTCGGGTTCGGATGGCCCGTTGAAGGTATGACCGTGCACCTCCCCGTTCCGCTTATCCTGGTCGCATCCAATCGAGAGATAGCCACCGAACCTTTACCGCACGCACCCTGCTGATACCCCGAATATCCATCGTCACAAACGCAATCGTCGTATGCAGGAAAACAAGAGCCCACACAATCAACGCCCGAACCAGATGCAGGCGATCCATCACAGGGCATGTCATATGGCGTTCCGGGGATCGGCTCTCCATTCGTACAACTCGCAGACGGTTGCCCGGTTGCACAGACTGGAGATCCAAACTCAGAAAACTGGGTCGTATCATTTATATTCTCGCATCCGTTTGCGATAAGTCCGGCCATTTCACAAGTGCACCCCGAGCCAGCCGTGCATGGCTGGATGCAGTTTAATTTTTCATCATCAGGCACCTGCCATGCGCTCGGGAATTTAAGCTCATGCACCACAGAAATATCGATCGGGTAGTAGATGTCCCCCTGTCCAGTAGAACAAGAGGACAAATCCCCACAACCGAGCACCGTGCCCCCGCCCCCAGAGCCAAAGCAACAGCAGATAACGTCCTTCCAGAAGCTCATTCGGATGCCTCGAGCGCGCGGAGCTTTTTCCCGTCCCCAGGCTTGCGAAGGAACAAGCCCCCAAGTCCACCCAGCGCCGCTACAAGCAACCCCCCACCGGGTATATGTGAAGCCTCCTGACCCAGCACGCCCAGCCCAGTGTCCGCGAGTGAAGCAAGGAAGTCGTACCGCTCGACCGAGTCCCCTATTTCCTGATCCAGTTCCTCGGTCTGGCGCTCGACGAATTCAGCCCAGCGCATACGAACCACCTGGGAGGAACCAACCGAAACAGCTTCACCCTCGGGAACGTTCAAGGCAACCCGAACCGGTTCGGGAACGTCCACCTTGACCCATTCATCAAGCGAACAGCCTTGCAGCACCGAAACGAGCAGCCCGGCAGCGACCGCACCAGAAAGACAGATTGTTGCTTTACGGTCCATCTTTGAAAATCCTATTTTCAAGCCTGAGCACGTCCTGCTCCATACGTTCCATCCGCTCCATGGTCGCGGCCTGCATCGACCGCATTTCCACGATCTCGGATGTGATCGAGTGATAAGACCCGGCTATGGTCGCGATGATCCCGAACACAACCCCGGCCATCCCCACCCAATCGCGAGGTGACAAGCGAACCGAATTGGAAACATCACGGGTCATGTCGTCTCCACGTAATCGCACCAGATGAAGTATCCGTCCGTGTTCGAACCCGGATGTGCCGAGCGCGTGTAGTCGAGGGTCCCCGAGGAATCGACCTCGAGCCAGTTGGGATCGATCAACTCTTTTAGCGACGTTGATCCGTTTTCCCAATGCCCCCCGGCCTGTACGACATACTCAACCCCGGAAGCGATCAACTCAGCCGAACCGCCCCCGGTTCCGCCCGTGGCTTGATAGAAGCTTTGGCGCTTTACGCTCGCAAGCGCAGACTGAGCGGGTGACCATGCCTTGTCCACAATCGTGATTGCATTGACCGCCCCCGGCTGGGGTATTGGCTCGGATGACCTGGACATGGTCCCCGCACCCGTGATCGGGTTGGGGGAAGCCGACAAGCCAGCGCCTGCGGTTACGCTTGTCACCTGCGTGGACGCCCCCGGATCGCTGGGAACGGTCCCATTCTTCCGGACCCCGGTCCGTATGACGATCATTTCAACCGCACCCGATCCGTACACAACCTGGACACCCCACCGGTTCGGGGTTGGGTCGAAATACCCAGACTGATCGGCCGTAAATGCGAAAGTCCACGTGCTACCGCTGACATACGACCCCGATACCTCGAGGGTTTCGTATCTGATCGAGGCTGTCGACTCAGTCTCTGATAACCCGGTCACCGTAAGCGTGTACGCCTCCCCGGGGTTAAAATTGGATCCGCCGAATTCGGTCATGTACATGTCCCCGATACTGGGTTATCAGCTTGGAAAAGCCAGCACGGAACCTCATCCGTGCTAGCTGAGTCGAGCGCGAACCGGGTACCACCCCAGCAAGCAACCACCCCGGTCACCGCTACGAAATCGAACCCGCTCGGAAGCGTGGAAATACCGATCCCGTTAACCGTGGTACTGGTGTTCTTGAATTCGCGGATATTGATGGCTTTGATCGGGTCCCCGAAATCCTCGAATTCGTTCGCTTCCACATCTTCCTCGAGGCGCAGCGGCTGGATCGTATACAGCCACCGATAGGTGGCGCCATCCATGAGCGCATTGCTTGTGATCTCCGCATACGTGCAGAGAATCTGGCTCGAAGGCGTGGACAGCTTGGACAAGCTGGATGGAATGAGATCTTGATTCATGCGTACAGAGCGGCCAGATAGGTCGGCACCCCCGCGGTTGAATAGGCGAAAATGTCGTCAAGGTCCCACGCGTTTGTGGCGGAAGTCAGGGCATAGGGTTGGCGCCAGACCGCGGAAGCGTGCTTGATCACGAACGTATCCACCGTCGTATCCGTGGATTCGAACAACGGCCGACCGTCCTTGGGGCTGACAATCGGTTCCTGCTCCAGATGGCTGAACAGGTCACCCAGGAAGCTGTACGTATTTCGAGCGAACCCGTGACCGATCTGGGCCGAGTCGACGCCCTCGAAAAGCAGCGTGCCCTTGGCCCAACCGAGCAAACCAGACTTGTTTCGATACCCCACATACGTTCCGGATATGTAATTGGGCTCGACCGGATCGTACTGCTCCAATACCTGCACCTTAACCCGAACCGCGGGGATGGTCTGCATGATCGGAGATCCGTTGATATCCACCCGCACCGAATGGTCGATCTTCAAATCGGTGCTTCCGCTTGACCAGTCAGCATCACCGTCCGCTGGGATATCCGTAGTCTCATCCAGCGAGTACCAGTCCGCGTAGGCGTTCGCCTGACGCGTAGCCGGCTGGATCATGACCTCGCAGTCTCGGCGCGGCCGGTCAGCGTCCAGATAAGCGCCCTGGACGGTCGCGGCATCCCCCACATACGAAACGTGGATTTCTGCATACCAACACGATCCGCTCGAATTGCCGGGGACCACCCCTGAATAGCCGTTTACCTTCCAATCTCCAGCGCCCCATGTGCTGTGCCAGCCCGAGAATGTCGACGGGGTCGAGACCGTCCCACCGATCGGCCAATAATCTTTAAGAGCGCTTAAGAGGCTACCCGATGAACTGCTAGCGCCAGCCGGCGCCGGATCGCTTCCATCACGGGTAGCCGCTACGGAAATGGTGCCCTTGGCTGATCCATCATCCGAGAACGAAAACTTTCCGGATGTCGCACGCTCTGTGAATGTCCATGTCATGGCTTGGCCCCCGCGGATAGTCGTTCCTGGGTGTCATCCACCACCACCACCTCGTCCGGTTTCGATTCAGAAGTCTCGAGCGCGCTTACGCCGCGCGTCACAAGCTCCACCAGCATGGTCAGCGGGCTTGCGGCTGCAAGCCATCCCAAGCCAGTACCGCCATCGTCCGCACCTATACCGGTGATCTCCGACGCCTTGTTCAAACCGGCGTCGACAAGGTTTCCAAGTCCCTCGAGAGCCGGCCCGTGAACGTTCGGGTGTGCCAACTCTTCCATGCTTGGCATCTCAGTGTCCAACCCGAACGCGTCCCCCACCACCTGAGCCAATCCAAGAGCGCCCCCGAAAGCTTCCCGACCAAGCACCCCTGACAAACCACCGATTGCGGCCGTCCTCAATAAATCCGTTTCGTCCTGAATCCCATAGTCAGCACGTCCCTGCCTCATTCCAGTCTTTGCCATATCCCACCAGTTGTCGGAAAGCATGGTCATGGTCGGAAACTTTTCAGCGAATTCAGCGTCAAGCTTGAGGTTCTGTATTTCAAGCTCAGATTCCTTCCGCATGGATTCCGGGCTGAATGCGCTTGCTCCACCCTTGGCGAATTTAAACATGCCAGCCGTAACCGCGGCCGTTGCGCCTATTGCCATGCCCGCGCCACCCGCGGCACCAGCCATCCCAAGGGCCCCTAGCCCCATCATCCCCGAGATCCGAGACCCCGCGGAAGAGGCCGCCTGCCCCATCGAACCGAATGCACCCCGAGCGCGGGAAGCCGTTCCGCCCACCTTCGAGCCGAACGCTCCCACCTGATTTTTTGCGCGATCCATGGCCGCGCTCAGGCCCTGGGTATTCGCTCCGACATTGACTAGGAGGCTTCCAAGCGTTCTTTTACCTGACATGCCTCAACCTGCGCTTCCTGCATGACCCGCGCGTAGCGGTTCCAAATATTGATTTCAGCGGCTGGAGCATCTAGAAGCTCATGAACCCGAACACCAAGCGACCGAGCCAGCCCACAGAGCTGGCCTACGTAGGGTCCGCTACGGGGTACTCCAGAAGCGAACAGCATTCACGGTCAAGCTCGAGAAGCATCGCCATAGGCAAGCGCTCAAGCTCCTGAATCGATTTCCACGCCGGTTCGCCATCATGCTCGACCAGCCGGAGAATCAAGGCCAGCGACCGCTCTGCTGATTCCAGCGGAGCAATCGCCAGCCAATCCGACCCAAGAGGAACCCGGATCCGAAATTCGAACCCGTCGACCTCGACCGTTTTCGGCTCTAGCTTCAAGGTGCGTAGCCTCCAGCGGTTCCGGATGAATCATTCGCCATGCTCGTAAACGTCCAAGTGATTTCCACGGCCGCGTCGATGCCGACACTAGGAGAAACCTCCGTGAGCTGGCAGTTGTAGTAATTGACGGACGTGGTGCCCCCGTATGAAATCGACAAATCAGCCGACACATCGCTGATTCCCCAATCCGGCTTATCCAAAGTCACCACGGTAATGGTCGGGTTTCCAATCTGACCGGCAAGCTGGGTCTTGAAGCTGTTCCCCAATTCGGTCGCATCAACCAAAGCCTTGTCGTCACCAGAAACCTGCACAGACCTGATCTCGGTCGCGGACACACTGCCCCACTGCACCGTTGTGTTTACGCTACTCGTTGCCATTGTTTTTATCCTGAATAAGAGCCGTCCCACCAGACCTGAACGCGGACAGTGGTTATGTAGAGAAGTTGATTCGATGATTCGATGGGCATGTCATACGTGCGCTCGAATTCGAAAACGTGCGCGGCATCGATGGGCGTATCGCTCCACGTCTTCCCGCGTATCTTTGAATGAACATCATCCGCGACATCATCGGCCGCGTCATACGTAGCCCCGACGCATCGAAGCTCGACCACGGACCGCCGGAATTGGTTCCCAGACGGGGACAAGTCATCGATGATTTCGTCCTCGCTGACCTCGTAGACCACGGCCGGCACCTGGTCCTCTTCCCGCAAATACGGGGAAACCGTATAGGTGGGCGAGTTAGTCAAGAGAACACCGCGCAGTTCTGAGATCATGCGAGCAACCTCGCCCTCTCGGAAATCAGCTTCGATTTCACGGTAGCGCCGCCCGAATCCATTCCCGCGATTATTGCCTCTTCAAACATCCGAAGGGCAATCGGGCGCAAGCCATCCAACCGAGCCCGGACGTTCGTACTCGTAGCAGTACCCGGATGCATTCGACCGGTCTGCTTTCCCTTTTTCAGCCTGGACCCTTTTCCGAGTGCGTGCGGTTTGGTCCCGTATTCCATCCAGTACGCCTGCCCCGCATTCGTAACCGCTCCAGACTTCGAAGCAAACCCGCCCAGGCTGGCGTACCCTCGAAGCGACTTGTTTCCGCTTCCACTGGGGTTTTTGGTTCGAACCGATTTGGCAAGCGAGGCGCGGAGCCCGACCCCGTATCGCCTTCGAAATGCGCTCTTTTTTCCGCTCTTTTTAACCGTTGCCGATTTAAGCCCCGACCGCCATTCATTTCGGGCCATCCTCACGATTGGCTTTATCGCGTTCTGGATGATCTTGTGGCGAACCTTTTCGTCGACCTCGAGCAAGGCGTCCTTTAATTCAGACTCGCCCAGGACATCAACAGCGAAACCGGTCGACAGTGACCGATACGTCTCGCCCTTCATTCGGTTGAAATCGCGTCGAGATACTCGACCGCCATGCCTGGCCGGAACGTATCGAGGTAGCGCGTGCTTTCCGGGGTTGTTGAATCCCACTAGGCCACCGCCTCCTCAATAGTCAATTCGACGATGTGATGCTTTAAACCTCTATCGGAGATTTCCACGATGTTGTAGACCACTTGCGGGGTTTCTCCCCTGCTGACCAGACGCGTATCGATGATCGACCAGGTCAGGTCCGAACGATAATCCACGACCGCTACCCGCTTCTCCGAGCCTTGAATAGCCAGTTCATACTCACCTTTGGGATCGCCCCCGCGATTCTCCAAAGACACCCAGACATTCGTCAGGTCCGCCCACGATTCCCCGACCTCGCCAGTGTCGGAATCGGTGGTAACCGTACGCTCCTGCACGACCATGGGAACGTTGGCGCGACCACGTGGCTGAAACATCAGACCGAATTCCTAGATTCGCCCAGGAATATCGCCTGATTCAGCCATGATCGCGACATCTGCGCGGGCTGCTCCATCTGGCGATTTACGTACATATCCGCGACCATCGCACGCACGGCCTGGGCCGAAGTATGCGGAACCGCGCCCCTATTGGCTGCTCCCACCCTCCAGGTCAGGGTCAGCGCGCCATACGTGATCGAGTCCCACTCGACCACCTTCACGCCCCCGGCAGCGTCTCGGAGGGTCGTAGTCACGGCCGCCCCATCATCATCCACGGCCGTCTCGACCGATTGCCACGGCCGAGTAGTCAATTGAATCGGAGACTCGGCAAACCTCATCTGGAATTCGGTCGTTCGGAGATACAGGCCCGTGGCATTCTCGTAATACGAAACGGCCGCGTCTGAATACCGAGCGATCACATCATCCTCGACATCATGCTCAACACGCATATGCGCCTTCAACTCAGGAAGGCCGAACGGGTTCCGCGCTTGATACGTGATGTTCATGGTTCATACCCCAGGGGGGGGCGAACCCCCCCCCGGTCCACGGTGATGATTTAACCGATTTCGACAGCAACCTGGCCCTGTTCGCGAACGAACACGCCCGAGGTTCTGACGCTGGAAGTGAGCGAAACGATGCCCGAGCTGGCGTAGGTGTACTGATCGCGGAGGAACCGGATCGAGCCAACATCTGCCACGTGGTAGGCGTCTTCTGCGAGGTAGCAGGCCTGGACCGTTCCGGACCCCCAAGTCGCAGCGCCAGAAGTCACGTACACGGGCTTACCCATGATCCGGAACGGAACCGGGTCGGCCGCGGTTGCCTGAGCCTGGGCCTGAAGGAGCAGCCGGCCGGCCGTATCGGTGTCGCCCAGAATCTTCTCAGCAGCGGAACCGCTGATGATGAACGCGCCCGGCTTGTAGAAGTAGCCAGTTCCGGCCAACTTCATGTACGCATCGATCAGGTCCTGAATGCCGATGTCCGTGCTGGACGTGGTGTGCTTGGAGCCACCCGCGGACACTTGATCGGTGAAGACGCCGTCGAATCCGTTCGTGCCCTGGACCATGTTCACCTCGGCCGCGTGCGCAATCGACTCGGCGTGCTGCTGGAGGACGATATCCTCGAGGCTGTACGCGGAATCCTCCACAATCGCATTGGTCAGCTTCGACCATGCCGTGAACATCTTCACAGTCGGAACCACGTCACCAGTACCGATATCGAAGTCAGCGAACGCGGAGGCCTCATCCGTGGGGGTGTTGTCCGTGGATCCATCACCCTGAATGGTCACCTGGGTGGTCTGGCGCGAGAAGCGGATGTCAGAAGTCGCGAACCGGTTCACCTCAGCCGCCTGCCTGACCGCGCTCAGACGGTCGACCATGCGAATATACCGGCTGTAAAGCTCGACCGGGATCTGATCGTCTGCGCTGGTCGTGGTGGTCGCGGTGGGGGCTCGAAGCTCCATGGTGTTGGTTTCACCGCGCGCGAACGACCGGAGGAATTCATCGCAACGCTGGTCGACCGAACGGTCTTCAACGGTGATGCCATCTCCATGCCAGCCCTGGGGAGCGGTACGGTCGAGCCGGAGATCAGCGGCCTGCTTGACCGTATCCGATTCGATTGCTTCCCTGACCTCGTCCTGCTGGGCGAAAATCTTCTCCAGCTTGACCCCTTCATCAGAAGTGAGGGTTCGGCCGGATGCCGTATCAAGAATGCCTTGCATGTCAGCGCAAAGCTTGTCGTACTCCGCGCGCTTTTCGAGAATGCTCATTTAAGGTTTCCTACTGCCGAGCTATACGCTGGCGTTTTCACGATTGCCAAGTGATCGAGTGTGGCCGCCGTGACAGTTCGCCAGTATGTAACCGACGAACGCGGGGAAGCCTTTTTCGAATCCGTAACGTCGTAGAAACCGATTGACACACTTCCGTCTAGGTCTCCACGTTCCAGCGCTTCCCGAACGTCGGTGGCGCTATCCGGAAGCTCCGCGGAGAACACAAGGCCCTCCGATGATTCCCGAAAAGTCATCGTTCCAGCGCCAACCCGCGCAAGCGGAATCGGCCCCGGCTCATGTCCGTACTGGAGAACGACCGAATCGGGAACGTTGATCGAACCCGGCTCGAATTGTTCTCTGAATTTCACCGGCCCATTGATCTCGGCCCATTCGTTGTAGGGAACCGCGATCCCCACAAGCTGGCTTTTCTCGACGGCCACATTCGTTTCTCGAGTCTCAAGCATCGGGTGCCTCAACATCCACCGAAACGTCATCGGCCTGGGGGCTGGTCATGTTCGCGTAATTCTTGGAGAGGTAGATTTCGTCCATCCCCTCCGCATCGCTGGGGGCGAGGCCGAGATTGATTCGGCTTTCGTTCGGAGTCTGGACCCCTGCATCGATCAACTGGCGCTGAGCGGCGGCCTGCTGGGCTACCGTGCCCTTGCTCAGGTTTCGCGTGCTGAATTGGAAACGGGTTTCCGGCTCGAGCAATTTCAGGTTGATCTCACCCTCGAGACTCGAGAGCAATGGGCGCAAACAGTTTTCTATATAGGAGGCCATTTCCTCATCAGTCGCGGTTGATCCGTTATCGATCAAGCTGACAGGAAGGCCGAACATGTTCGCAACATCCAGAATCGACTGGCGCAGACCTTCCGCCCATTGTGACTGATCAAGGCGCTGGGAGATCTCCCCGACCTTCATCCCACCGCTGACGATCACTGGAGTCGACCAGGAAGACGCATCCCCGTGCGTGCTCCGGAACGCTTCCTGCAATTTCGCCACGCCATCCGACGAAATCGGTTCCTCGGTCTCCAGCTTCAATTTCGGCAGCGCGACCTTGAAAACGCGTTCACCCGCTTGGTACATATTCGATATGCCATTAAGCGTGGTTCGATACTGGTCGAGGATTCCCACGCCAGTAAAAAGCACCTCTTCCGCGCGTCGGAAGTGAAGGACATCCCGCGGCTCATAGATCGAGCTGAATGCTTGATAACTCAGCTTCTGGGTAGTCGGGTCCCAAGAGAAGCCCCACGTGCCCGGCTCGCATGGCGTCAATTCGACCGCTTCGCCTCGACCATTTCTGGTGATGATGTCCAGATGCTCGCCATGCACCAGATAGTCTCGAACCATCTTCGCGCGCCATGCGGAACCGCTGAGCAAGTCGTTAGGACCGCGCTCGAAAAGCGATGGAACGCCCGAATCAATCGGAACGTATCCGCGGGGCGTGGAAGCTTGCACCTCAACAGGCAAGCGCGCAACATCCCCAGCCAGCAAATCGATGCATCGCCCCACAGCCGGGATCGCTTTAATCAGGGCGTTACCGGTCGACCAGGTCGATAGGGGACGAAACAGAGCCCACGTCGGAGACGGGGACTTCGCGCGGGTTGAATTTCGGGAAAAGATTCCCATGGATCAGACCCACCGTGGTTGATGAATTATACGAAACGGAATTCGGTTCCCTGTTAACAGGCGACCACGTCACCCTCATAGAGGCTGGGCCGATCACCGTCATGGGCGAACAGAGCGGATAGGCCATAGATCAGGGACATGAGCGGATCAATCGCCGCCCGACTGGGGTCCTTGTCCGGGCGCCGTCCGCCGTTCACGTTCCGAACGCGGGTGTTCTTGATCGCCAATTCCAGCACCGGATCCGAGTCATACCGAAACCGGTTACGCCTGACCAGGTCCACGAACCCCTCCGTGGCGGGTACGACATGCTCCGCTCTCGCTCTCGCTACTAGCGGCCAGCGCTCGACCCCCGTCCACCGCGCTAGCTGATCGCGCGGGAACGTCCAGGTGTCATACCCGATCTCGACCACCTTGAATTGATCGACCGCCTGCCTGACCTCAGCCTCGATCATGCCCGGATCGATCGTTCGGCCTGGGCACGTGATGATTGCCCCGCTGGCGGCCCACTCGACCAGCGGCAGGCGCGAGCGCGTGCCGAAGTGCTCGAGCCGATGTTCCGGCAGGAAGTGCCGAGCACGGCAATGGATCACCCCCTCTGGATCGGTCGCCAGAAACGTGACCGAACAGATGTCCGTTCGATTCGAGTCATGCACCGCACCGCGTGACAAGTCGAGCCCGACGAACATGCGGCAGCCAGGCGGAAAGCTGCAAGGGCCAGCGCCAGCGCGTAGCTCGTCCATACCAACAAGCGTGGAAATGTCATCATCGAATCGGGCATAGTGTTGGCGACAGAAGTCTGATCGAGAGGCCGCGCCCCCGTGTACCACCATCGAATCATAGTTCGCCCGGATCTCTTCGATCCGGATGGTTTCCCCCAGACCGGGGTTCGCTTTCCTGACAAGCTCCTCTGTGAATTCGAGCGGATCATCGTCATCGATGCACCAGCACAGCGCGACCTCATGGTCCTTCGAAACGCCCTCGACTAGCTCCCCCACCACCTGATCCCGGATCCCATAGTAGGGGACTGTACGGTCATGGTGCGGGGTCGAGAACGTGACCACCTGCCCGTCCTGCCGTTTCGCTGCACCCGTTCGCGCCCGAGTAATCACCGGTTTGAGATAGTGGGCCGCCTCGTCAAGGAAGACCAGACGAGGACGCCGACCGTGGTACGTCTCCGGATCCGGTTTCAGTACCTCGATCGATGCCTGGCTGTCAGTGTTCGTGACCGCTGCGAATTGGTTCGAGGCTAGAGGCTTCAAAGGCGGGCCGTGCTGCCTCGCGTACATTCGACAAAGGTTCGCGACATCCCGCCCGCTCGTCCCCTTGTCAGTCGAGCCCATGTCAATCTGGATAGCCTCGGTCGCCCTCGAAACCTCATAGGTACACATCAAAGCGCCAAGGAAGGTTTTCGCCGCACCCCGCGCCGCCTCGATCAGCAGCAGCTTGGTGGCTGGGGAACCATCCGAACGTAGTCGGCGGGCGTATACCTGAGACAGGATCCATAGCTGATAGTCGAGGATGCGGACGGGTACCCCGTAGTCTGGAAGCTCCCGAGCCTCCATGAACCCGACTACCTCCGCGAGCGCCTCGAAGTCGTAGACGATCAAACCGTCCAGGTCAGTCAGTTCGTCGAGCGTCCGATCCGCGGCCGCGCGAATGAGCGAGCCGGCCGGCCCGCCCGCCAAACCAGCCACGAACCGCTCCAACCGAACCGCCAGTTCAGAGGGGGCGGGGGCGGTACCAGAGAAATCCACTTTTTCTCTGTT